CCTGTCATAGACCCGAACCATTCTTTATGAAATTCGTCCTTTTTGCCTTTAAGCAAATCTTGAAATCCATCAGAATTTTTAAACACCTCATTTTGAGAAGTCTTGAAATCGCTAGCCACAGTTTTTACATCGGGCTTCCCTGTTGCATCCTCTGAATAATCCTTGCCGAGTGATTCTATCACATCGGGCTTATATCCCATTTCCTTTAATAATTCCTTATACATTGTCTATTTTGATTAATCCCTTATCAATTAAATCTTGACATTCTGCCTTTGTCTTTAAAACGTAATTCGCATTTGAATTTGCAAATTTTGATATGTATTCTAATGTGAATTTTGCGCCTTTATTTGTGTCGCCTACGGGTAGGTATCTGTTCTGACTTACAATGAGCACAAAATGGTCGTGCTTTAATCCTGCTTTTTTCGGAGTTGCTTTTGATTTTCCTTTTGCCATAAATTCAAATATATCGAATTAAATTTAATTATTATGTATCATTATTAACATTTAAAATTAACTGTCTTTGTTCAACTTCTCAAATACGATATTATTTTTCTGCCCTTTTAGTGGTTTGGTGTGCTTGTTCTCACCAATTAATATCTCATTCGGTATTCCATTAGGAAAAGCCTTGCACCTCATCACATTGTTTTTGCTGTTTAGATTTTTGCACTTATAGCATATAGCCTCTATATAATTCATTTAACGAAGTGTTTTTTATATAATTCATTTACGCTCTTGCTCCATTTGTTTGAATTTTCTTGATTTATAAAATAATCCGCTAGCCCCTCTGCCCAAAATTCATCTAAATTTACTTGACTATAACCCGATATTTTTTCCCCCGAATCATTTAGATAGTCTTTGTATAAAGTTTGCATATCAATTAAAATAACACTTTTTGGTGCAAAGATTTTCAAATCTTGAAACCGCACAATACTATGGTTTGTTTCGTGCTGTAATAGATAATTAAGTTTGTTTTCTGTTTTTACGTGCCAACCGCTATCTGAAACCTGTCCAATCAAATCGTCTAGCTTTGTATTTGGTCTTATGTGCAAATCGCCATGCATATTACCCATAATTGCATTTTCTGTTAATCTATCCGCAGTAACTTGAATAGACCTAAGAGGTTCGTTATTTGTCCATGTAGTAATAATGTTTAGTTTTTTAATCTCATATAATTCCTTATTTATTGCATTAACCGTTTCTAATGGTAGCCCTTCATACTTTATAAATCTAGGATTAGCAGAGTATAATTTATTTTTAATTGCAAAATCCTCTGCCTCTTTAATCGTTTTGGCTTTGACAAATACATTTTCCTTTGGAATAATCAATGTCGGATAGGCTCTGTGCCTGCATCTGTACCCTCCTCTGTTGGGTGCAAACGTTTCTTTTGTCGTTCCCAAAATCATACCACTACCCCGCTTTTCAGCCCATTCAATCTCTGCATCCAACTCCTCAAACAGTAACACGCCTTTGAACTTCGTAACCCATCGAATACATTGAGGTCTTGACGTTGTGATTAATCCACCTACATACCTGTACGCATTGAACCCGTACTCTTGCGCCACCTCCATATTAATAGCTCCATTGGCTTGATATAAGGTATCTACAGCCTTTTGCCCTACGGTATGGTTCAAAATGTTTGTCTTGGTCTTGTCGCCTTTTATCGCTCGCTCTAAGGTCTTTTTTAATTCCTCTACTGACGACTTACCCATGATAGCCGAAACTATGGAGGAGCTTATAGGGGCTATAATTTCACCCTGCACAAATTTAATATCGAATTGCTGTCCTAGCGTTTCCTTCAAAGCTAGAACTACTCTGTTTTTTGCTAAGAATTTTGCTGCATCAACTTTATTTAGTTGCTTATGGATTTTTACAATGTAGCTAACTAGCTTGTCCAAACTACCGACAAATCCTTCTATCTGTACAGGATATTTTGATTTCTTTAAAATGTCTAGGATTTTTTGGCGAACCTTTGTAGCAAATATCAAGTCTGCATTAGAGCCCGTAAACTTTCCATCCTCAATACCTAGTTGATTTATAAGCCCCTCAACTTCTGTATATATTTCATCTGAAATACCTTGAAAATCTTTAAGTAGTCTGCGGATTACACGCCTGTTATGCTTTTCAAGCTGCCTATCAGTTTTTCTCCAACCCATCTAATAGCGAGGCTTGAAGTGGTGTAAATAATAGGTCTGCTGCTGCCATTATATCATCTTCCGACATGGCTAGGAATGAATCGCCCTTATCTTTTGCAACCTTATTCAATCGCTGAATTAGGGTTATTGTTTTCCCGAAATCATCGGGTGCGAAATACTGCAACGACATTAGGGAAGGATAGGTCGAAGGTGAATAACCAAATAGAGGGTCATTGTCTTGCGCTACGGTTATGATTTTTTTGCTTACTGCATCATCACTAACAGTTTGGGCTAGCGACACTATTTTTTCATTGATTAAATATTGAGGCGCATCACTCTCTGCAAACATTTTGATTGATTCCGCTTTGCTTTCCTCGTTCTCAATATCGTAGCTAGATGGTTTTTTTATCGTAGGATTTTTTAAGTCTTGGTAGTTAGCCCAATGAACCAAGCCACGCCCGTACAGCCTCCAATAATTATCACCTATCTTTTTAAGCATTGCCTCAAAATATTCTCTGTCGAATTTCTTTGAGCCCTCACTTTGATTTGTGAGGTTTTGCTTTCTTACGTTAATTGATTCCTCCGCTTTGGCTAACGCTATCTCGTAGGCTTCCTGTGTGAAACGTAAAATATCTGTAGGTGCTACGTTGTAGCCTATTGCAGCTCCTCCACCATCGGATGCTAAAGGGTCTGCGTTTCTACGTCTAGGCTTGATAATATCGCCCAATTCTGTAAAATCAATTCTCCTTTTCTTACCATGACAAACCGTACATTGGCTCGGAGCTTCTAATAATTCATCACCATCGTAAACGCCTTTGGTGCTACCTGTTCCATTGCATACCTCACATTCAATATATTCTAGCTCACGAATTATAAACCCATGCTTGTTAGTATTGAGTAGGTAAAGAATGAATAACCGTATAGCCTCATTACCAAATGGTATGTAACTTGAAAAATAAGATTGAAAAACACAGTTGTCGTCTATGTCAGTTGAAAAATCTCCACGAAATAAATCAAATGGAATACCCTCATTTTTAATTCCTGCATATGGAAATAACTCATATGTTATCGTACCATCATTTACGTTCTTTTTGATTGGTAGGTATATATGAATTTCTGACTTGCTTACAAACCAATAGTACGGGGCTTTCAATGGCTTTAACTTGCCCTTTGCACTCTGTATAAACTCTACATTGGTTTTGTCAATCACTATTCCATCCTCCGAACCTAACCCATAAACATAATTTCCTCCCCTTGCTACTAAAAGGTCTTTATCATTATGGATAACGTCAGCAGAATTGATATACTTAGGCGTTGCATCTAGCCGTTGTGAGGTATCTCCAAATACAGGTAACGCTTCTCTGAAATCCTCTATAAATTCTGTTGTAGAATGTACAGGTAGCCACAGTATGCCCCCGTTAGGGTCTTCAATCATCAAGCGTAAAAAGTAGTTAGAATACAAATCATCAAAACTTAGTCGCTCGCTTTTGGCATCAAATAGAGTTTCCTCTAAAAGTTTAGCCATTTTGTCGTCTAGGTTGTTGATTGAGAACTCGGAATTACTAAAAATTAAATGGAGTGAATTTATACCCCTGTTAATTCCTGCCTGTGTAATGGATTGATAAATCTTTTTGATATAATCAAACTCAAATTTATCTCTGTGAGGTCGTAGCGCATGAACGAACTTAGCGGGGAAAATCCCCCTAGTGTGTACAATGATATTTTTATGTACCTCTACCCTCTTTTTTATCGCAGGGTTAGCTAATAAATCACTAAAGCGTTTTTCCGCTTGTGCTATGTTCATCGTCCTATTTTATCCTAACAAGTAATACAAGTGAAACCCAAGTAATCAGTAACGGCAGTTCCTAAATCGGTAGGGTTCATTATCCCTTTGTGCGCCCAACTTATAGTACCTTGCCACCTTACAGGGTCTTTACTTGACTTAGCATAAATAGGCTGAACGTCAGAAGTAAGATTAAAGAATGGTGCATCCGCATCGCAATCAGTACCATACATCAAGCCACAGCAATCGAAATATGCGCCTACATAACTTCTTGGATTATCGTAAAGTTCTGTCCAAAAAGTAAAATCGGATAAATCCGTAGGTGCTACTATACTATCAATTTGTAGCGTGTGTAATTCTGCTGTTACTATCTCGCCAACACAAGGGAAATCCTCTTTTGTCTGACTAGATGCAGGCTTACTAGCTCCTAAATTCGGGCTAAGAGCAAACATATTATCAGTTGCTAGCTGTGTCCAACTCGCTGCATCAGTTATAGCCCCTATGACAGAGCTACCACCCGCAGGAGGTACGACAGTAGAATTAAATCTTGAATTACATGAGAAAATTCCCAAGTAACCTATTGCGCCTATCCTAGTTGGAATCTCGCAATCAACAAGGGTTATAGTTGGTACTGCTTTTACACATTCCGTTGAACATAAAGCCATTTTAAAAAATTTTAATTGTTTTAAAAATCCCTGTTGCCTTTAGGGTGGCTACTCTTAGCTATCTACCTTATCGGTTTCAATCTTTTGTACTTTTGCTTTGGGGTGAATTTTAAATTTGTTCTTCCAATTCGGGTCGTTCTTAATTATCTCTACACCTTCATCAGACATAGGTAACTTTCTCCCATCTTTAAAGTCTGTTACATATTGCATATTGTTCAAATTTAATTAAAAATAAATACTTTTTTGTTAACACTTATCATCCTCACATTTTCTATCGAAGCTCAAATCCATCATCCACATTTCGACCTTTTTATCATTTAGGTTATTATTGAAGTCGCTAACCGTTGTAAATTCCTCACCATCTAGCTGTATGGTGTCAGCGCATCGTAGGTAATCTGCTAAACAACTCACAAGATACGGAGGTANCAAACCTGTTGAAACCCTTACTACGTCTATAGCCTCGCATTTTGTTAGCTTATCATTTACTGTTGTCCTAGTATTTGTATATCCTGTTTCTTGCTTAACAGCTACTATCCGCATAATGTTCCTGTGGAATAACATACTGCCACCTACAGGCAAAACATTACAGGTATAACTACAAATCTCTATATCTGTTGCGCTCGCTGCATTTCCAACAACCGTAAAGGTGTAAGTACCCCCATCAACAATATTACTCATAACATAATCTGTACCATCTATGTTAAGCGTATCACCATTAACCAACCCTCCAAACCAATCGGGTAAAGGTTTCCGTAATGAAAATGCTGTTTCATTTAGTGCAATGTCATATGTAACGATATTCAAATAATGCTGAATGTCTACAGTATAGCAGTCCTTTGCTCTATCTCCATAAAACGTATCTCCACAATCGAAACCATCCGAATAGATTCCCTCAATTAAAGTAGTGGTCATATCGTCTACCACAAACTCAAAAGGTTCGCTTATTAAATTGTAATCTATAATTACGCCTGCCCCATTATCTTTGTAAACCTCTAGCTCAAAATAAAATTTGCAGTTATTCGTAGCATCCGCAACCAATGTTTTAAATGCTGCATCTGTTTCTATTGAAATCTCACCAATTACATAGCTACCCTTTTTGCCTCCTGCTGTTCCTGCTGCCGTTCCATTCAGCGTAGTCTTTTTTACATTCCTTTTATACATCAACCAATCAGTAGCAAATACGGTTATATCGCTTGACAGTATTCCACTTGTATCGTATCGTCTTAGAACCAAATTGTAAACGTACTTTACAGTAGTTGTGTCCTTCCATCCTGCTACGAGTGTGCAAGGGTCTACGTTTATATCATCGGGGAAAGCGAATTGAAAAAATATTTTGTCGTCCTCAACTATTGGATTAAAATAATCTGAATCGTTTTGACATTTCCTGCTCTTATTCCAAGTATCGGTTAAATCATTTTCCCAAAAGCACATGGTATCTACATTACGACATTCGCCAAAAAGCAAATCAGCGTACCTAACGTGCGTTCCTGTGTCTACGGCTACCCCTGTATTGTCAATTAGATTAATGTTGGTTGCCATGAGATTTATCTTTTTCGTGGTTGGTACTCAATGTGTATGTGGTCGCTTTCTAAAATCACATCATAGTCAATGCCTAACCGTTTATCAATATCCAAACGTACAGTCTTGGCAAGGGTCTTGTTGAAATAGTTTATTCTTAAATCTGCTGCACAGCCCGAATAATGTAGGCTAGTGCTTGAATGTTTACCATCGTTTAAAGAGGTAATAACTAGCTCCTGTCCATGCTTTGCATAAATATCATTCGCCACATTAAGAGCAAAAACTAATTCGGGTCTAATGCCATGAATTTTTACAGAATTGTCTTTTATTATCATGGTGTACCAAATTCAAGGTCTAGTATTTCCCATAAGGCTCGTCTATCGTCCTCGTCCGTTATGTTTGCTAGTTCATCAATGGCAGCAGACGTTTCAAGGTCGTCTAATTTAACTTGCAAGTCTGCATCGTCAACGGGTAGTGAATCTTTAAACAACTGCTTAAAATCGCTCCTGTCTACCAAACCAAAAACAAAATTAGCTACTTCGTCAAGGTTTGGAAAGTGCTTAAACTTGGGTGCTTTTTTTTGTTCCCTATGACTGTACTTCGTATATCGTATTAAAAATCCCATATTTAAAAAGGTTTAACTATTAAAGATACCCTATAATTTTTTAAGCTACTTAACATCGGTGCGCTCACATCAAAACAAGCATCACCCCCTGCTGTGTCTATGTCTACGTTGCTTAACAACGAACTTGTAAGCGCAATCAATAGCCCCGCAAAGTCCTCTTGCTCTTGTAGTGCCAACCAATTAAACCCATCATCTATAAAAGCCATTGCATCGTAATTGATAGGTGCAAACCCACAAACCGTAATCACACTAGCACCCTCACAAATAAAACTTTGGGTTAATCCATCAGAGGCAAGCTGCATTGAAGTAATAACAGGCACAGCTAAATTATTATCATAATCCCTCACATCAATTTGTTGGTAGTACCGTACAATATCCTCATAGCTCACAAGCGCAGTACCACACGCAGGCTGTACGTTTTTATATTTAAAAGTCAAATTCATTTCAACTCTTATAGACCTGTTCGCCCAATTATTTATTCTATCCGTATCATCATGCTTAATCCTGTAGTCGTAGGCTACCTCTAGCGTTGCGCCATTATTTACTAAAGTTGTGAGAGGGGCTAAATCGGGGAACGCCCCGTTTGTCCAATTCAAAGTAAATTCCTCCAACCTCTCGCCTGTACTTATATCATAAATTTCTATATCTATCTTTTCTAAAAAGTCGTCAAACCCTCCTCCATATTCTACAGGCAAACAGGCATTGTAGCTAGCCTTATCAAAATTCCAAGTACTCCGTATTCTGTCCTGTACGCTCGTTTCAATGTGGTCAGCCCACACCTTAGTATAGTCAGTCATACTACCCGTAGTGTTAGGGAAACACCCACTAGGGGCTTCGTTTTGTGATACTGTCAATACTTTTGATAGTGGATAACTCAGATTATTTACCTTGACTATATCATTTGTCACTATAAAAACTTCATTTGACCCATCGTCAACTAAATATGCTTTACCATTTGCAATATCACACGCTATACCAGTAGCTCCTAAACCCAATAATTCTATCCCCGATATTACAACACTCACGCCTACATAATTCCAATTCACATCAAACGCATGAAGAAAGTCGGTAAAATTGGGATTCCCGAACGAGGTTTGGTCAACCACAAGCCAATGAGTACCGTTCCATCTTGTGCCTCTTACACTTAGAACGGGTGCGCCTTGCCCTTGTAGCGCATAGCTCGTACCCGAATAAACTCCCGCACCATTATATTTGTAAACAGTCGTTACATTATTCACAAAAAACTCACCCCCTTTGTATGCTATGCCTTGTGGTTGTGTGGTTTCTGCTGCTACCGAAAAGGACGTACCCGAATAAACTCCCACCGCACTATATTTATAAGCCGTATCTGTTTGTTGTCCTACTACCCAAATATCAACCCCATCAGAACAAATGCCAACGGGTGTGGTATCTTGTGCTGCAACACTCCAAGCTGCTAAATGCACACCCGCAATAGTCCACTCATCTACCGTATTACCCGAATTACCCGAAGTGAATAAAGTGCCCGTTGGAACATGAAAACAAATATCTGTGGGCGCACTCTCAAAGCCACTCGTATCCCATCTATCACCAATATTATAGAATATCCCCATAAATTGACAAAACGCCAAATACTGCGCTCCCGCTTCAAGTTGGCATCCATCTACCTCAATATCACATTGCCACCTGTTTATTCCTATTGGATAAAGACCGCTATTAACAGTCGTGAAAACCTTATTACCACTACCTCTAATTAATTGGCTAGCATCACGTAACGCTGCTGCCTCTGTTGCATCAACATAGCTATATTCGGTAGCATCTTGAAAAGTTCCTGCATCGTTAATACTTAACTTTATCAATCCTACATATATGTTTCCTATAGGGTCTGTTCCTGTTCCCTCAATTTGAAAAGATATTTGAGTATTGTTATAAATTTCTAACTCATCTGTTACGGGTGCATTTGTGCTTATCTCCCCTAACCATAATGGGGTTGCATCGTAAATATCCTTATCATAAAACCTAGAGGTAACGGGGTAGTCGTGAGTTCCCGATATATCAATAGCTAGCCCTATATCATTGTATTTAAAACAGGAGCTAATAAATTCATCCCTGTTGAAATAACTCAAATATGTATTTTCAAATTCTGTTGTATTGAAAAAATTGTTTTTTGTTAGCCTGTACCTGTTTAGAAAATAATTACACCCTTGAAACGTGTTAGTGTCTGCGGAAACAATAAAGGTCATTCCAATTTCAAAAGCCACCCCCGAAACGTCCGAGCCTCGCATCCACACTACAGGGTTTAAATCCATGTCTGCATTATCGCCACAATTAACCACATCAAAAAACATTTTATTTCCTGCTGTGAATAGTGCGCTATCAACTAGCAAAGAATACCCACCATCAAAATTAAGCTCGTCCGTTATTAGTCCTGTCAATCTTGTGTTGAATAAAAACGTACCACCAAATACAGAAGCCCCACCATTAGCTACGGTTATTTGATACACCACATCAACCACATTGCCAATAGCTAAACCTTGCTGTAGGTCTGCATTAGCTGAATAGAAATCATAGAAAGCCGTTCCTTGCCGTTGTGACCTTTTTATATATGTCTCTCCTATAATTAATGCCATTAGGTAAATTTACAAATCATTGAAACTCTATATGTGTTATTTTCATTAAGCAAGGGCGCACTCACATCGAAACACGCACTACCTAGCGCAGTTGTCGGAGTAATGTTGCTTAGTAATCTGCTACTCAAATTCAATAAAGGATTGGTAACTACGGGGCTAACATAGTCCTCTTGCTCTTGCAAGGCTAGCCAATTATAACCATCATCAATAAATGCCATAGTATCATAACCCGCAACACAGATAGCACATACTTGAATTACTGATACGCCACTACAAACCCAACTATTTATTAATCCATCCCCTGCTAAAGTTATATCCGTAATGATTGGCGTAGCCTCAAAATTATCATATCCTCTTACGTCTATTTGTTTTCGGTATCGCTGTACGTCCTCGTATGTAATTATGCTGTCGCTACAGTTTGGTACAACGTCCTCGTATTTGAATATTAGGCTTACGTCCATATTTATCTCACGCCCCGCCCAATTATTTAGACTAACTGTATCATCGTGGCGTATTCTGAAATCATATAGTACCTCTAAAGTTGCAGCATTATTTATTGAAGTGGTGAAAGGTGAAACATCGGGGAACGCTCCATTATCCCAATCAAGAGAAAATGTTTCTAATCGCTCGTCTGTGCTCTTATCGTAAATATCAATCTCAATTCTATCAAGGTAATCATCAAACTGCCCCGTATAGCCATGTAGAGCGACACAGGCGTTATAACTCGCCTTATCGTAGCTATAGGTAGCCCGCAGCCTGTCTTGTACAGAGGTTATTATATGGTCATTCATTCCAATACCACCTATCCACGTTTTTGTGTAATCAATAAAAGAACTTGTCGTAGTTGGAAAGCAACCCGTAGGAACATTAGACGTTGAGGCTGTAAATATCTTGCTACTTAATACCGCAGGTACTTTTTCTCGCTTGTATTCTAACGCAACTGCAGCATGAGGGAAATAATCTAAATTCCCATTACCCGTACTTATCCACATTGAATTAGTATCTGTATTCCAAATAATCATCCAAACACTATTAAAACCACCGCCCAATGTATTAGTAAGTGGAAAGGTTATGACCGACTCTAATAAAGTACCCGTTGGTGAATATCTTCTAAACCCCGTTGTGGCTGCATTTGAATCTTGGGTAATCCAAAAATCTGTTCCATCGAAATCGCAATCTATTGGGTTGTTATAAGGAGCAGTACTCCAAGTTGTACCCGAATAAACACCTGCCACATTATATTTGTAAATCGCATTATTTGTATCGCTTAATACCCATAAATCTAACCCATCAAATGTTATTCCTTTTGGCAAATTACCCGCCTCAACTGCTACATTAAAAGAGAATCCCGAATACACACCGAGAAAACTGTACTTATAAACATTGTCATTTTGCCTACCAACTACCCATAAATCTACCCCATCTGTGCAAACACTCATTGGATTAGTATCCTCAGCATTAGTAGAGAAAGAACTAATCCAATTCCAATCTGCATCGTATTTATCTATTCTGTTGTTTTGGTCATTCGCTAACCAATAAACTTGATTCACAGTATCCCAACAACCGCCCTCCATATTATTAGCATCGTTTCCAACAGGCTGCATATAATTACCCGTATATCTAAACTCTGTATCGTTTCTATGGAATAAAGCCCAAAATAAATACCTATTCCCTGCTACCAACTCGCAACCATCTATGGTACAGTCTACAAACATTTCATCCGCACTTACTGTTTGAAGTCCTCCCAATGGTGTAACAAAGAATTTATTTGGCAAGCCTCTAACATAATCGCTCCAATCTGTGTAAACCGCAGCTACAGTAGCATCTACATAACTATATTTTGTATCTATTTGAAATTCATTAGTAGTCAAATCGTCTAGGGCTATCATGCCAATAAACGCATCAAGTAAAGTCGTATCGGGGTCGCCTCCTCCTGTCAAGCCTGTAACCCTAGCCTCAATTTCAGAATCTACAAATATTTCTAGTTGGTTCTCGTTTGGTGCATTGCTAGTAATTTCTACATTCCAAGCAGGCGCATTATTGTAAAGTAGCTTATCCCAAAATGCACCCGTAACCTGTTGCTCATGTCCTAAATCCAAAGTCCATACAGCAGGGTCAGCGTTATCTGTAATTCTAAAAATGGAGCTTATGAATCTGTCTTGACTATAAACCGAATTAGTTGAATTGTCGAATTGAGCAGCATTTAGGAAATTGTTTTTTGTGAGCCTGTCATTATGTGGGAAGTTGTTACAGTCTTGAAATAAATTAGTGTCGGCTGTCATTATGAATCTCATGCGTACACCAAATATTTTTCCTGCAGGGTAGTCCAACGGTACTATGTACACATGGGGGTTCATATCCAATAAGTAATTTGCTCCACAATAAACAGGAGCTAAATCAATGTTCAACAAATAATCGTTAAGGCTCACGTTCTGCTTAACATAGCCACCATCAAAATTTGTACTGTCGTCTATGAATCCAAAAAGTCTAGCATTAAATTCAAACTTGCTCCCTATTAATGTAGCTCCAACTGTTGTAATATTAACCGTAAAACCAATTTCTATAAGGTCGCCTATAGCTGCCTCCCTGTATAATGATGGGTCAACTTCTACAGGGCTACCGTAGTCAATCCTTTGTATGGTTACAGCACTAATATTCATTAGCTATTTTTTAATTTTCCATTTAATGTTACGCTCCCATCCTGCTTATCAATATCATATGACAGTAAACGTCCATCACCTCTACTTGTTTTTATTGTAGAGTATTGGTTTAACTCCGCTAGCATATCACAACTTAAAGGTAATGTAATATTAAAATGCTGCTCACAGGTTGTATCGTCCTCCCAAAATTGATTGTACATATTTGGAATCCAAGAACAACTTTCGGTTATAGTTGGGTCGAAATATAATATTGCATTTCCATAAGTCTTTCCCCCGCAACCCCATAGGCTTACATTGGTATCTCTACCCGCTAAAATATCCTCTCTGAAACCCCAATTAATAATAACTAAGTGAGGGCTGAAATCTATGGTGTTTTTTGAGATTTGAACCCTTCCCTCTACTTCACTTCTCCTTAATGAACTGCCCCCTATACTATCTTTTGTAAATGGAATGCTTATAGTTCTAGGGTCGGATGCTAGAATATCGTTTGTGTCTAGGGTATAATCGTAATACTGTGTATTTGAGCTTGTAAATGGATTAGGTAGCCATTTAAATTTTTTCTCTGAACCCCGTTCAGCCTCTATCCTCCATTCAAAATCTAATGAACTCAAATCTATAATCGTATCATCCGTTGGGTCTTTACCTAAATAAATATTGTCGCCAATTACAGCCCATTCCATATTGAAGGTTTGGGCTAATGCGGTTAGCAAGTCTGAACCACTCCACACAAGGCTATTCTCGTCTTGGAACGAACTCACATGGTCGTCCGACACGCCCCCCTCTATGGAATATAAGCCTAGCCTATCAAAATCTAGCACACCAAATAATTCGTCAACGTCTAACCCAAGCCCACAATGGTCTGCAACGTTTTGCAAGTAATCAATAACAGGAATACACATAGCGAACTTTTGGGTTATTGTATCACTACCCCCACCAAATATTTGATTTAGAAACCCTGTTGACCCCGATTGGGCAAATCTCAAACTAACCACGCCTCTCTCTCTAAAGGTCAACCCGTTCCCATCTACAAATTCGTCTTGGTCTATTGCGTTTCGTTTAATACAGCGTAACGCCTCGCTTTGTTTATTATCATTTGTGATTTTTACTTTTAGCTCACATTCTCCATCTATCCATGTAACAAGTTCCGACTTTATCTGTCCTTCAAAAAGAAAAAATTGGCAGCACTCGTCCTCTATCGTTACCTTAATGCTCCCTTCACAGTAACCATCCGTATCAATGAGCCTTGTTCTCACATAGTTATAAGCCTCTCCCGTTAACACCATATCAGAAGTAAACGAAAATTCCCCACTACCATTTATAATTGTAGTATATGTTATTTTAACATTACTTAAACCATTGATACCATCGTACGCCTGTCCGTTTAGTCTAATTAGCATATTTCTTTATTCTGTCTTGTTCTGAAATATACTTTGAAACAGTTGCAGAGAATCCATCCTTATCTATCTTAACCGTTGTACGTTCCTGTCCTTTTACTGCTCGCTCTAAGCTCTTTAATGATTTCACTACGTCCTCATTATTCTGTCTAACCACTACACTATTGTCTGTACTTGATATATCCGACCAACGCATTTTCCCTACAGCCATATCTTGAAACAGCGCAGCTAGTGGACTGCCCGAATGAATTTCATGTAGCGCATCATAATATTCTCTATTCTTATCCGCAGTTACTACACGCTCGCCCTTCGTTAGTCTTGCAGGGATTGTGTCAATGCCTCCTTGACCCTGTACATATTCCTCGCCCTCAAAGAATCCCGTTCCTACTGATAGGGAGGCAACAGCCCCTCCTATGCTCGCCAATAGTCCTAAAACCGTAAAGAACGAAATAACATTAAATGGTGGTACAGTATCTAACGCCTTAACCAATGCAACAGTCGCACCACTAATAATAGAGATAGCATCTAACGCCCGTTGTTGTTGTACTGCCTTTTGCCTTTGTTCATATAATTTATCTAGTCGCTCCTGTTCTATCTTTATAATTTCAGTATTTCCTAGCTTTGCCAATTCTAATGCTCTGTTGGTTTTGTTTTCTTGTGCTCGTATCTCAACGTCTAGCCCATCAATTTTTGCCTGTGCTATATCATGGAACACCCCGATAGCTATATCCTTAAATTCTAGTATAGCCTCTATTTCCTGCTCACGAATTGTTTTTATTCGCTCCATTAAATCTTTAGCAATGTCCGAACCTTCCTCTGCTGTTCTCAAAAAATCTTTTAGCTCTCCCTTTGTAAGATTATTTTTAAACTCCTCCGTATCTTTATCCCCTTGTTCCCTTGCTTTCTCTAAATCTTTTATGCCTTGCTTATTCGCAAATTCATTTGATTTATTGAGTATTTTATCAAATTCCTTGCTAAGTTTTTCTAATCTCTTTAACTCCGCTTTGTCGAAGTCCTCTATTAGTTTTCGCTCTGCTAGAACTTTCTCTAACCAATATTTTTGTATTTTAAAAATCTTTAACCAAGCATCCTCCTCTGCTTTTGCTTTTGCCTCCGCAGCTTTTAGTGCCTCTGCTGCTGCATTTTTCTTTGTAAGTGCCTCAAATACTGCAAGGTCATTAATTGCATCCTTTCGCTCCTCCGTACCTTTTTTAGAAAGGGAAATTATTATTTGAAGTTTCTCACGCTCTAGTGCTATCGTACTATTTCCAAACGCCTTTTCTAATTCAATTATCCGACCTAACGCTAGTAATCTGTCCTCTAATTCGTGAGCATCAAAAGTATTTACATTCCCATCAATTTTTAATGTGCCTGCTGTAGCCCGCAATACTGCTGCATCCTGTAGGTCTTTTTTTAGTTTTGCTGCGTTTGCTGCCATTTCTGCTAATCGCTCATCCCTAACACTACCTGCTTGAAAGGGGCTACGGGTCGCTCCTGCTGTTAGAAAAAACAAGACTTCACCCGCAATGCTATCATTATAAGCATCCCTAATGTCACCAAAGGTTTCAGCTAGCCTAGTTCCCCAATCCACAACTTTCTGTAACTCAAATACTACGTCTAAAAGCCACTCCAATACGGGCTCGCCTATGTCCTCTAATAATTCTGTCCACGCATTTTTAAATTGGTCTACTGATAATTTACCATCCCCTGCTACATATTCTGAATAGCCCCTAAAGTTTACGTCTAGCTCGCTCACAACCTCGTTAAACCGTTCAGTACCCTTGATGCTGTCGCTGACTTGCACGTTATAGCCACTTAACTCATTACTCGTTCCCTTAATCGTCTTTCCTACTTTAAGTGCTGCATCCGACAACCCTATTTTCATGTCAGAAGATAGGTCTTGAACCAATGGTATTAATTTTTTTATCTCCTTAACCGTAAAGCCCATTGTAGCTAGTAACGCTTGCGCCTTGATGGTTTCATTGTCAGAGAATAACCTAGTTTTTTGTAACTCTTTGGCTTGCTTAATCAATTCATTTGCTAAGTCTTTTCGCTGACCTAATGCCTTAATTAAAAACATTTCATCATCCCGTTGCTGCTTGGTTAGTTGAGCTGCTTTTAGTGCTACTGCTAATGATGCTAACGCTACGACTACAACGCCAATGACAACACCCATTTCAATCATACCCGCAGTTAAGAGGGCTGTTTTTCCCGAAAATTTACCTAGCTCCTTCCCTGCTGCTTGTGCTCCCGATGAGAGCTTTTTAACCTTTTCTGCTGAACCTTCTAACTGCTCTGCTAACTTCTTGGTTTCCTTTTCTGCACCTGTAAGCTGCTTTTCTAACCCGCCCGTATCTGCTGTAGTTTTTTCAATAGCTTTATCGAACTTCTCTAAATCCTTAATGCTCTTATCTGTATCAAGAGTTAATCTATAGATTATTTCATATATACTTTCAGCCATATAGATTATTGTTTAAACCGTTTATCAAGCTCCTTGACTACCTTCTTATTGAATAAAAATAAATATTTTTCCTGTGCATCCTTTTTTTCTTTTTCACTAAATGCAAAGATTATCCCATATTTATCATCTAATATATCTGCAAGTTCGTCATTATCAACGTCAGTTGCATAAATAGTTGTTTGCCCTGTGTTAGTTCCTACGATTTTATCAACCCGTAGTTTATGTGTGGTTAGAAATCCTATTGCGTTTTCCTTCTTATCTGTTACACCTACCCCGATGCTATCCATGAGCTGTTGAGTGAGCTGCAAATTGATTGCCCCTGTGGTTTTTTTGAATTTGGTTTGGTATAGGCTTGAAGTGTACAGCCCTACAGGTTGTCCATCTGCCTTTTGTGAGGCGTTAGAAAACACCCGACCTAGAAAGTCGCTAATGCTAGAGATTAGAACTGCCTCCTCAATTTTGGGTACACCCTTGACTGCTGCTTCAAACGCAGCCGTAGTTTCCTTCCCTGTATCTTTCAATTCTGTAGACATAATAAATAATTTATTTTGCCTGTGCCTTTTCTCTCGCTGCTCTCTCTGCCTCTTTTTCTAAAATAAACTCCTCTAGCGCACTCATATATTGCCTAACCGTATATTTAATTAGTCCTTCCCTGCTTTCTCCTGCCCATTTCTGTAAATGGATTTGAGCTTTCTGTATTTGTTTTGTAAACTTGGTGATGCGTTCCGTAGGAGATGCTGAATAATCTTCTGATTCTCCTTGTCCTTCACTATATAGGCTTTGATATTCGTTACGGCATCTTTGGGAAAATTCTTTATTAAAGACCCTACTAATGACAAAAAAAAACACTTGGCTTCATTGTTTCTCTTTAGTATCTCCGCTTTCTGCTCCTCAAATCCTAAGTCGTATCCCTCTAAATGATTCTCCCCATCTATAACGTAATAACTACAGGCTAATTTTAACATTGCCTCCTCGTCAAAGTCCTGTAACGCTTTCATATGCAAGTAGTTTACAACCGAAATAGATTCGTCAAACTTTTTTTCGTTATGTCGCTCCTTTGCAGCCTCACAAAGTATAACTATCTCCTCCTTTGTTAAACCTATCTCCGCATAGCTTGTAGCTATCTGAACGCTTAACAGTCGCTCGCTTGGGGCTTGCATAAAATCATCATACTCCCACCACTTCACGCCTCCAAATTCTCTAATGAACTTTAGACCTACTCGGTTTTCTTTTACTTTTCCTTTTGTTGCCATACTACAAACCTAATCTTTTTCTAAATGCTCTATTCTTTTCTGCGCTTTTAGCCCCTTCCCTTGTGGCTCTTGCCATGTATTCTACATCATGTTCGATAACCCGCCTGTCTGTACTGTACACAGGGTTTGCCTTAATGATTTGAATGTGCTTTGATTTTTTTCTTACTTTACTTTTTGGCATAATTTTATTGTTTTACTACTATTATACTTTTAGTTGAATGATAAAGCATATCGTACATTCCCCGTTGAACGCCACCAACCCCCACACACTCGCCACCTTTCCAAGTTTCTGTTACGCAAATGTCCATTATCCCATCAATCAATATGGGATGGTGAGCCTTTACGGTTTCCCCCTCTATTTGTGTAATGTCGTAATATTCAGAATCTTGCATATTACAATTTTGTATATCTATCGAAATCCTCCATGCAGAAACAGTATATCAATACACCGATAACCACAATTATAACTAGAGCATCCATATTAAAATCCATTCCATTGTGTCCTGTGGTCTGAACGTTCTTTAATTTTTTCCTTCAACTCGCTTGTAAACCTACCTTGCAGCTCTACTATTTGTTGGTCGTCATATCCGAAGGTAGCCACGTTCCCATTTGGAAATCTATAGGTAGCCATTACCAACTTTTCCTTTTTAATTTCAGCTATCCTCTCGCTTACAACCCCAACCGTTTCGTATTCCTCTTTCTCAATTAGGCTTTCCTCTAGGTGCTCCAATATTTCTAACTCTTTAGGGTCTGTCATTTTTTTTCCTCATTTAATAACTCATTAATTTTTATATCCTCAATCAAACTATCAATTTGCTTTCCTTCAATTTCTTTTTTCAATGATAGCACACAGCCCCAAGCCATATTGACTAGCAGCAACCCGCCTATGACGATAACTGTATTGCTTGTTGTTGATGGGAAAAACACAAACGACAATCCGCAGAACATCATGCAGATAAATAGAACTAAATAGATATATGCCCTCGTTGTCATATGATTTATTACTTATTTAATCTTTTGATTGTTTCCATCAAATCATTAAACGCTCTATTCATTCTGAATACTTGACAAATAAAGAAAATCACGCTAGCCGTAAAGAGAACTGATAATATTACTTCTTCTGAAATTGTCATATGATTTTTTAAAATGGGAGGCAAGCAAAAACTACTAAACCTAACCCCCCAATAAGATAACACAAATAAAAATAATTACTATGCCTTCTAAAGATAATACATTTTAACATAACTCCGCAATCCGCAGGGTGTTAATTTGGTATCTGCCACAATCTAAAAGGTGAGTTAGGTGCTTGTCCTTGCCTTTATCAATTTGACCCGTACTATCTGATTCAACAAACTTTAAATCCTCAATAAAGAATTTACAGCTCTTATCAATCAAAATATCATATTTGTAAAATGCCTTATTTGTTTCTGCCCTGCTGTTTTTTATGCTTGGGTTTGACTGTGGGAACATCATAGCTACCCACGCCACACCGAGCTCGTCCTTAATGATTTCAAAATAGCTCTTATGCCCTCTGCTGTTGGCACTTCTGTTGTTTCCCGAAGCATCACCCGTAATCTTTAGGTAACATTGCTTAGGTAGCCACGCTAGTATGTCTTGACACAATTCAAATATATCTGAATTTCTTAATCTAAACTCTCGCAGTACTCGCAGCCTATCCGAATAGTGTTGAGATACCAAACAGGTTATAGGGTCTACGTTAAAGTCAAACGATAACCAAATATCCTCATTACGATTTAGCTTTAATTCGCTTACGTGCTTATCCTCCGAGAACGCATACACAAATGGTCTGTTGATTTCCTTTGCTCCCCAATGACCTAGAGCCCAAACATTATATTTGTTTACATTATGATTCTTATAAGATTCATATAGGATAATATTATCAAGTTTAGCGTGTATGTTATCGTGATAAGTCGTGTGAACCGACAAGATTTCCCTAACGTGAATATCTCCCTCTATCTCTACCTCTTGATTTATAAATTGGGTTGTATTGTACAGGCTTTCAATATCTCTACCCTCAAAAAATTTATCCTTTATCCAATGCTTACCTTGTCCATCCACTTCGGGGTTGAATGATAGCCATATGTTTATTGGAACTTTGGGATTTCTCAACGTGGTAACAATCATGTCGTAATCGTGCTCTGTAATTTCGTTAGCCTCCTCTATCCAAGCATCCGAAGGTTGGGTGATGGATTTTATCTTGCTAGGTTCGTCTAATCCCCTGCCTATGAAACGCCCACCTGTCCTACACTCTATGCTTATCGGGTTTTTGGTTGAGTGAAATAAAGGTCTAAGCCCATGCCTATCTATTGCATTGTTAATCTCCGAGATACAACTATCATTAACTGTCGCTTGCGTTTTTCTAATTGCTATGCACTTGAAGCTAGGATAACGTAGGCACTTTTTTATTAATACGTATGGTAGATTATATGATTTTCCTGCATCCCTGCCTCCCCACAATAGAATTACTCTAGCCCCTGTTTCATAGAGAACCCGATAACGTGGTAGGGTAACTTCGTTGTTCCAATTTACCTTCAAACCCTAAATATCTGTAACTGTTATTTCTAAATCACCCGCAATAGGACTATTGTAGCCATACCAATCGCCTATTTGTTTTAGGATAGCTCTTATCTCTATTGAAGCCCGAATTTCGTCTGAATGTGTTGCTATGATTAATCTAGCTGTCAACCCTTCGCCAACTTGTAAGGCTTTGCCTGCTTTTATCTTTTCAAGAGCTGCAATTTTGCTCATTAAATATTCAGCTTGCTTGTTTTTATCTGTTACACCCGCAAGAAAATTACTGACCTCCTTAACCTCATACTCTGCTTGGGTCTTAGCTCGTATAGATTCTGTAGTGCGTAAATATATCTTTTTTGCTTTGCGTAAAATCCTGTCTACAGTTCTATCGCTGCATTGCCACTTATTGACGAAGTAAGGAAGATTATCTTTTCGTCTTAGGTAGCCACCCCGCAATCGTGCTAGGACTTCATCTGTCCTTGCTTGGGTAAGCTCTGATAATTTCCTGTTGTCCTTTGCCATATTCCATTATTAACCTATATGTTTTTCTGTTAACTCATTTTTTCAAATCTCTAAAATGTTGAGGGGTGAATACACTAATAGCCGTAGCTACTGTACTTATAGCAAACCCTGTTTGACTAGCTAACTGTCTTACAAGTTT